GGTGTTACAGGCCCTACAGGGCCTACAGGAGCCGTTGGCAGCACAGGTCCTACAGGTTCTACAGGCTTTACTGGTTCAACAGGTGCTACGGGCTTTACAGGCTCTACAGGCTCTACAGGACCTACTGGTCCTACGGGTGCTCAGGGCAATACGGGCAACACAGGAAACACTGGCAACACGGGTAATACTGGTAACACAGGTAATACTGGACCATCCGTAACAGGATCTACTGGTCCGACTGGTGCTACTGGAGCCACAGGTGCAGGCGGTACGCTAGGCCATTACGGTAATTTTTACGATACTACCACTCAGACCAATGCAGGCGCTACTAGCGCCAACCTTATTACTATTAACACCGATTCTGGCTCAAGTGGCGTAAGCATCGTCTCATCTAGCCAAATTACTTTTACCTATGCTGGTACTTACTCAATAAACTTTTTGGGTCAATTCATCACCACTGGCGGTGGAAGCAACTACCAAGTAAACGTTTGGTATGCCCTTAACGGAACTGCTGTGACTCAATCAACCGCAGTCTTTACAACCTCTGGCGTTAACAACCAAGTCCTTGCAAACATTGAAGACTTAGTAACAGTTAATGCTGGTGACTACATCCAGTTCTACTGGTCATCACAAAACACCTATATGGAATTACTAGCAGTTGCTGCTGGTTCATCTCCGACTCGTCCTGCATCTCCAAGCGTGAATCTTCACGTTGAACAAATTATGTACACCATACTTGGACCGACGGGAGCAACAGGAAGCACAGGTCCAACAGGTTTAACAGGTAATACTGGAGCAACAGGCGCAACTGGTGCCAACAGCACCGTTGCTGGACCGACGGGAGCAACGGGTGCCACAGGAGCCACAGGAACAGCAGGAACCAACGGAGCAGTTGGTAATACTGGACCAACAGGACCTACAGGTGCTACAGGTACATCTGGAACTAATGGGGCAACAGGCGCCACAGGTGCGACAGGTTCCAACGGTACAAATGGGTCTACGGGAGCGACTGGCCCGACTGGACCAACAGGGATAGCAGGTACTAATGGAAGCACTGGTGCGACTGGAGCGACGGGGGCTGCTGGCACAAACGGAACTAACTGTGCTACGGGAGCAACGGGAGCGACAGGCCCAAGCGCATCGGCGTTAGTTGATATGCTTTGGCTTGGGGCTATGTGATAAAATAGCGTATGCCCAAGATAGCCGTTTATTCCATTTGTAAAAATGAGATTAAACATATTGAGCGTTACGCAGAGGCTACAAAAGATGCGGATTATCGCATTGTAGTTGACACTGGATCTACCGATGGCAGCCAAGATAAAATGCGTGAATTGGGTATAACCGTTTATCAAATACATTTAGATCCGTTTCGCTTTGATGTGGCTCGCAACACAGCCTTATCACTTGTTCCAGAGGATGCCGATGTTTGCCTTATTCTTGATATGGATGAAGTACCTGAAGAAAATTTTTTCCAGAAAGTACGACGTGGCTGGAAGCCAGGTGTACATCTGGGATGGATCAGTATGGATACTGGGCAAAAGTGGGAAAGGGACAGGCTTCATTCGCGCTTTGGGTGGCATTGGAAATATCCATGTCATGAAGTTCAAATCTACTACGGCAAAGATGAAGTTAAAGATTGTGACATCAGGGGAGCAGTTATTAAGCATCTTCCCGATGAAAGCAAATCCAGAGGATTATATTTAAATTTACTTGAAATGGCAGTCAAAGAATTGCCGCATGATCCGCGCATGTGGACTTACATGTGCCGAGAATATTATTTCCACCAACGATGGCAAGATGTTATTGACGCCGCTCAAAAACAATTACCACTCAATGGCTGGGATGTAGAACAAGCCGCTGTCTGCCGATGGGCAGGTGAGGCTAGTCACCAACTTGGCAAAGAAGATGATGCCAGAGATTGGTATGACAAAGGTGTACAAATTCTTCCCACACAAGGCGAACCATGGTATGGAGTAGCAATCCATGCTTACCGTAATCAAAATTGGAGCAGATGTTTAGATGCTTCTATTAACGTTATGGAACGTACTCGTTCAACCCACTATTGCTACGAATCAGCAATCTGGGACTGGAAAGCCTATGACCTTGCATCAATCGCTGCTTACAACCTCAAGCATATTGATGAAGCAATAGCCTTCGCTACACAAGCGGTAATAGGCAACGGTCCAGAAACAGATCGTATTCAACGCAACTTAGATTTTTTTAGACAGGTGAAGAATGAATCATCAACACACAAGCAAAGTTCTTGAATGGGGCTTTGATGAAAAATACAATAGCATTCCTTCTAAATACGGCTGTGCCGAATGTCATGAAACGTATACCGAATTACCAGTTTATCCAGAAACACCATCGGATCATAGTCAGCATAATGATTATATTGACGGGTGTTTTGCTTGCAAGATTAGGACATTAGAACTTAACACTGGTGACGCTGGACGTTCTGATTCTATGTCTCAAAAGAAGTGGGATGCTGAACTAAACGCTTATGCAGATGCTCGCTCACAGGGCATACAACCCGCTGGTACAACAATGAAAGCAGTTGCTGAAGCCAAGGAAGCAAGCGACAAACTAGGCGCAGCATTTGATGCTGGAGTTATGCCTGCGGCACAAAAGATTACTAAGCAAACCGCTTCTGTAATGAAAGAAACTGGAGTTATCTAATGGCTATGAATGATAAAAAGCAAGACGCAAAAGTTACTAAAGGATTAAAGCCAGCACAAAAGGCAGCCTTTAAAAAAGCCGATGCTGCGATGGATAAAAAGAAGCCATCCGCAAAGGCTGATATGAAAATGGATAAAGCACTTGTAGCCAAGATCAAGAAAGGCAAGTAAATGGCAGCAGCAAAAAAGGGTATGGGCTTCGCAGCCGCTCAAAAGTCAATCGCTAAAAAGTCTGGCGTATCAATGAAGTCAGCAGGAGCAATCCTTGCATCTTCAACTCGTAAGGCTTCACCAGCAGCAAAGAAAGCAAATCCAAATCTAAAGAAGGTAGCAATGCCTCAGAAAAAAGGTGGTAAATAATATGTGCGCTTCATGTGGATGCAATAACAATGCAGTTAAGGCAACTGGCAAACTAGACGGCAAGCCAACTGAAACACCTTATGGTGAGTATGAAGGCGTCGGCGGCACAGTTACATGGCCAACAAAGTAGTCAAAACACGCGGTGCTGCAAAGCAAGCGGTTACTGACACAATTACAATTGGCAATCAAAAGCATGTAATTACCAAAGCCAGCAATGGTGACATTGTTGTCAACCATCCTGGCTCAAAGAAAACAACATTTAAGAAAATTGATTTAACTAAGAAGGCAGATGTTAAAACCATTGCTGGCGGCGTAGCCGCTGTTAAGAAATGGCACAAGACACATCCAACGAAAGGTAAGTAAATGACGACGCCCCCAAGTCTGCAGTACAGTATGAATCGTTTGGCAGGTACATTAGTTAATGGCGTACCAACCCTTGATACACAAGGTGCTGCAAATGTTTGGGCTGGTACCACAACCCCTTTAGATACTGAGGGTGCGCTTAACTACCTTTACGGAAAACGTTTTACTAAGCCAAACTACAATATTGATATGCCAGGAATTTTAAATTCATTGGCTGGCACATATGGTCTTGGCGAAAATCTAGCAGCATCGTTGATAGCATCATGACTTTATTTGTAGACCTTATTGACGAAACTGCTTTATCACTTACTGGTTATACCAATCGCCAGGATCAAGCAACCTACCTAACCGCTCCAATGTCAGCAACCGACCTAACCTTTACAGTTGCCGATGGAACAGTGCTAACCCGTGGTTTGGTTGAAATTGATGATGAATTGATCTGGGTTGACTCATTTGACCGTACAAGCAATGTTGCAACAATTCCTAGTTATGGACGTGGTTTTAGAGACACAACCGCTGCAGCGCATACTGCTGGTACTCGCGTAACTATTACACCATCATTTCCACGCTCAGTAATTCGCCGCAATTTGCAACAAGCAATTGATGCTGTGTATCCAGATTTGTTTGGTACTTATTATACAATCTTTAACTTTCAAGCAGCGGTAACAACCTATGTCTTGCCAGACGAAGCGGTAGATGTATTAGCCGTATCATGGCGTACCATTGGCCCATCTAAAGAATGGTTGCCAGTTAGACACTATCGTGTAGACCGTACTGCTAACCCATTGGTATGGAATAGCGGCAAAACTATTTCTATCCGTGAAGGCATTATTCCTGGTCGTCCAGTTATGGTTACTTACACAAAGAAGCCAACCACGCTTCAATACGATAATGATGACTTTTCTATGACTGGCTTGCCTGAGTCAGCACGTGAAGTGCTTGTTCTTGGAGCAGCATATCGTACAGCAATGTACCTTGATTTTGGTCGTGTACCAGCGCTAACCGCAGAAGCAGATTCAATGGGACAATCTAACCCAATTGGTTCAGCCGTCAACATTGGCCGTGCTATTCAGAATCTTTATCAGCAACGCTTGCAAATTGAGATTCGTCGCCTAGAAGCACAGTTCCCACCTCGCACCCACTATACAAGTTAAGGTAGATAAATGCCAGCGGTTAATAGATATTATACATCCACAGCGCAGGATACAGCCCTTACTTCTTCAGTTACATCTGGATCAACCGTTATCCCAGTATCTGCAATCGTTGGTTATCCCTCACAATATCCATACATTATAGCCCTTGATTACAACAATGCCTCTGAAGAATTGGTGCAAGTCAATTCAATAACTGGTTTAAATTTCAATGTAACTCGTGGCTTTAATAGTACTTCACCAACGGCTCACGCCGTAGGGGCAACAGTACGCCATGTAATTACAGCCCAGGATATGACTGAGGCGCAAGCGCATATTGCCGCTGAAAGTAATGTTCATGGAGTAAGTGGCAATTTGGCAAGTACGGATAACATAACAAGTATCGCTTTCATGACAATGGGTGGATGACCCAACTACCGAGTAAAGGAAACAAATAATGGCAACAGCATATAAGGTGCTTGGGCAAGCAGTACCAGCAGCAACAACTGCTGCGGGTGCTTCGTCTAACTTCACCACCCTCTATACACCCTCTGGCTCAGCAGCAGCGGTTATATCAAGTATCACAGTCTGCAACCAGTCAACATCAACAATCACCTATCGCGTAGCGGTACGTGTGGCAGGTGCGGCTGACACACCAAAGCAATACATTGCCTATGATGTTACCTTGGGTAGCAACTCAACAGACACGCTTACACTTGGACTAACCTTGGCAAATAGTGATATAATCTCAATTGCTGCTTCTAGCACTTCAGTATCATTTAACGCTTACGGATCGGAAATATCCTAATATGTCAGTAATCCGTCACCCTAGCACTGGAACGGCTGTTACCGTTAAACAGTGGCGCTATACAGCCACTGGCGGGGAAACAACTCTTTCAGGCACAGATGGCTTTGGTTTAAGCCTTTCTTACACAGTAGGAGCCGAAGAAGTTTACATCAACGGCGTACTACTCGTCCGTGGAACTGATTACACAGCCTCAACTGGTACATCCATTACAGGCCTAACCGCCTTGGTTGCTGGCGATGTTGCGACAGTAATGTCTGCCAACTCATTCAATGTGGCTAACGCTATTGCTGCATCTACAGTTACCGCCAAAGGCGACTTGATCGTAGCCAATGGCGCATCTTCTGTATCTAACCTTGCTGTCGGCGCTGACGGTACAACACTCGTGGCAAACTCTTCCTCAAGCACAGGTGTTGCTTGGGCAGGGCCGATAAGTGCGGCTGGCAAAAATCGCGTTATCAATGGCGATATGAGCGTATGGCAACGCGGAACATCTTTCTCATACCCAACAGGAACATTAAATACTTATTTTGCAGATAGGTGGACTTCAAGCAACGGTAGTGGTTCAACCTTTACTCTAAGCCAACAAGCAACTTCGGATACAACAAACCTTCCGTTTATTCGTTATTGCGCTAGAGTGCAACGCAATTCAGGGCAAACATCTTCTTCCAATATAAATGTGGCTCAAAGCCTTGAAACTGCTACATCTATCCCATTAGCAGGAAAGACAATTACCGTTTCTTTTTATGCTCGCGCAGGCTCTAATTACTCAGGGTCAGCCAATGGTTTAGGCGTTTACCTTTCCTATGGAACTGGTACCGACCAAAACATTTTAACTGGATTTACGGGTCAAACTAACCCAATTGCTACAACAGCAACACTTACAACCACTTGGCAAAGATTCTCATATACAACCTCATTGCCATCAACTGCTACTCAAGTTTCAATTCTGTATTCATTCACTCCAACGGGTACTGCTGGAAGCAATGATTACTATGACTTTACTGGCACACAGATTGAAATTGGTTCCATCGCTACTCCATTCCAAACTGCCACAGGCACACTTCAGGGGGAGTTAGCCGC